CTGGTTCTTCTTGAACCCGGAAAGAGCTTTGTCCGCGTTATACAAAGCATTGGGCGAGGCATTAGAAAAGCAGAAGACAAAGATCACGTAGAAATCTGGGACATTACCAGCACCTGCAAATATGCCAAGAGGCATCTTACAGAAAGAAAAAAGTTTTATAAAGAGGCCAAATACCCCTTTACCATCACCAAGGTTAATATATGAGAATACTTACACTAAACAATCAAGCATTTGATTTAAACGAACTGCCAGACGAGGTAGACGAAGACACGAGATTTTCGGTACTAGATAATTCCAATCCTCAAGAACCAGATTTCTTTTTTATGCCGCTGATATTTCTGGAATCATTTAACTCGCCCGCTATTGTACTGAACATAGGAGGTTACGAAGTACAAATGCCCCTAGACTGGTGCATGGTAGTAGGCGACAAAGATTGTGGTCTTGACCCAGAAGTATTACCGTTGACTTCGATCAATGAGCGTGGGTTTGATGCACTAGTTTTCAATCCTATCAAGGGATTTAGAGCAGAATATATGCCTATAGAAATTGTTAATATCTATCAGGATGTGCGCTGGTATTTTCCTAAGATGAAAAACGGGCAATTATTAACGGTACCACTCAGCGAAGAAACTAATCCGCCTTGTGTGTTCTTTGTCAAAGAAGTCAGTAGACAAAGCGAAGTTTTACAACTGCACAAACTGATCTGATTAAATACACATATTAAGGAGTTACTATGAAGGCAGGAAAAGTATGGGGACAAACTGAATTACTAGAGGCAAACGGTGTATTGGAATTTCACCGTATTGAAGCCAAGGCTGGTGGTGTGTGTTCCAAGCATAAGCACAAGTTTAAATGGAATGGATTCTTTGTAGAATCTGGAGAGATGATTATCCGTGTTTGGAAAGGCGATTACGATCTAGTTGACGAGACCCTTCTCAAAGCAGGACAATATACAAAAGTTGCTCCTGGTGAATATCATCAATTTGAAGCTGTTACTGACTGTGTCGCCTTTGAACTATATTGGGCAGAATTTGACCATGATGATATTTCTAGAGAAACAGTAGGATATAATAAATGAAAGAAATCAAAGGCTGGGCTATGCCAGATAATGACATGCATTTTGAAATACATCTGTTGCAATATCCGGGTACAACATATCAGCAATTGACCATCGATGCATCATATAATTTTGTAAAAAAATTTAATACTGTAATCGATGTTGGGGGAAATGTAGGGTTACACACTGTTAGATTCGCACAAAAATTTAAACATGTTCATTCTTTTGAACCAGTAACATCTAACTTCAAATGTCTTGAAGAAAATTGTAAAAGTTTTACAAACATAGTGTTACACAACTACGGGTTAGGTAGTTGCAATGAGGAAACTGTTATTTCTTTGCCGGCATCTTCAGACAATTGCGGAAACTACTCAATAGTCGATTTTCAGTCTAGCAGCGACGAATTAATAAAAGAAGAAATTCAAATTATAAAATTAGACGATCTTCAGCTTGAGGTCGATTTAATAAAAATTGACACTCAGGGGTTTGAATTTCCTGTGCTGCAGGGAGCAATTAAGACAATTGAGCGATGCAAGCCTGTGATTATTTTGGAAGCAATGTTTAAAATACAATTTGATGCCTTGTCATCTTTCCTAACTAAATTAGGATATGTTCTTGCAACAAAAATTAAATGTGATTACATTTGGGTACACAAGGAAAATCAATGAAAAAATCATCGTTACCTAAAATAGAAAAACTTCGAACGCATTTCTCTCAACCAAATATAACATGTCTGGATATCGGTGCAAATTGCGGACAGTTTTTTGATAGTCTTAAAGAATTATATCCCCAAGCTTCAGTAACTATGGTTGAAGCCAATCCTCATTGCGAAAGATTTTTACAAAGAAAAAATTCTCCTTATCATATGATTGCGTTGTCTGATAAAATTGGAATCTTAGAATTTTTTACTACTAAAAGAAAACCAAGATCTAAAGGAGCTTCATTTTATCCAGAAGTTAATTGGAAAAATATCCCCGAAGATGAAATTTTAAAAATCAATGTAGAGGTATCTACACTAGATATACTTTTTGAAAATCAAAAATTCGATTTGGTTAAGATTGATGTTCAAGGAGCAGAACTCGACATCATCAATGGTGGTACAAAATTTCTACAATCTAATGATTTACTTTTGATAGAAGTTTCACTAATGGAATATAATCAAGGAGCTCCTCTGGCAATTGATGTTGTAAAAAGATTAGAAAACTTAGGGTTTTATATTTTGGATTGCATCGACGACCACATCTCAGCCGGCGAGGTTATACAACTTGATTTATTATTTTCTAAAACTATAAATGCACACAATACAGATTGTGTGAAAGAATATAAAAACGTGCTATGATCGGTATAGTTTCAACATTCAGCGATAATGGATACCATGAGTACGCTAATCTACTTGTAAATGGAATTGACGCCCATCTAGATAAAAAAATAAGAGTTTTTTTGTATATCGATACTGTAAAGTTTAAAGTGCCTAGTAATGTTTCGATCATTCCTCTCGAACCATCTGTTCCTAATTTAACTAAATTTAAACAAAGACATTCAGATAAAAAACCAAACAGTTTTATGGAAGACGGCGTAAGATTTAGTCATAAAAGTTACGCTATTTGGCATGCGGCTAAAAATAGTAACGTGGATAAATTATTTTGGTTAGATGCCGATACAGTATTAAAGAACAATATAACTGAACAGTATCTAAATAATTTGTTACCAGATAATTATTTTACATCATATTTAGGAAGAGTTGGAAGATATACTGAAACAGGATTTATTGGATTTAATCTTAAACATGCCTATGCTGATGAGTTTTTTGATGAATTTATTGATTACTATAACAGCGATAGAATTTATTCTGAATTACCAGCATACACTGATTGTCATGTTTACGATGCCACTCGAAATAAATTTGTAAACGAGAAAAAAATAACTGTACTGGATCTCACACCTGGCCTAGGAAAAAGCAATTTTAATCACATACATCAAGGGTATATGGTTCATAACAAAGGCGGTAATAAAACAGGCAGTTCAAAGAAAAAAGGAAAATGAATATGAAAAAAACAGCGTTTGTTACAGGGATGACTGGGCAAGATGGTCCATATCTTGCTAAATTACTTCTAGAAAAAAATTACAAAGTCTACGGACTAGTTAAGCGATATTCAAATCCAAATTTGGAAAATATCAAATTTCTAGGAATTGAAAATGATATTGAGCTAATTACCGGAGATATCACAGACGACGGCTGTATGAATCATTTAGTGAAAAGTTTAAAGCCAAACGAATTTTATAATCTTGCTGCGCAGAGTTTTGTTGGAGCAAGTTGGGATCTAAATAAAACAACCACTGAAGTAAATGCTGTAGGAGTTTTAAATATTCTCAATGCTGTTAAACAGCATAGTTCAGATACCAAATATTATCAAGCCAGTACCAGTGAAATGTTTGGCAACAGTATTGAAATCTCAGGCGGACGACAAGATGAGCATACTCCATTCTGGCCACGCAGTCCATACGGAGTTTCTAAATTATATGCCTATTGGATGACGGTAAACTTCCGTGAAAGCTACAGCCTACACGCATCAAACGGCATACTTTTTAATCACGAATCACCTATTCGTGGCAAGGAATTTGTAACACGTAAAATCACCGACGGTGTTGCAAAAATCAAACTTGGCCTTCAAGACAAGATTGTGTTAGGCAACCTAGATGCCAAACGAGACTGGGGATTTGCAGGAGACTTTGTCGAAGCCATGTGGCTAATGCTACAGCAGAACGAACCAGGCGACTATGTTATTGCCACAGGTGTGCAATACACTATTGGTGATTTACTAGAACGTGCATTCAAACATGCAGGCATTGATAACTGGCAAAGCTATATCGAAACCAATCCAGCATTTGTTCGACCTGCAGAATTGCATAGTCTATGCGGTGATCCTACCAAAGCAGAAACTGTGTTGGGCTGGCAACGTAAAATAGATTTCGACAGCCTTGTTAAAATGATGGTTGATGCTGATATAAAGAGATTGTCGAACAAAGGAATGCTATGACAACATATCTTGAAGGAAAACTTGGTCATTTAGATCGAACGGCCAAGGCATTTTTAAGTCTTAGTGTTACCACTGAAAGTGCAACATATATCGAAATCGGCGCACACCGCGGAAGAAGTATTGTTGCAATTGGCAATTTGTTAAAAGACAAAGTTAAAAAATTACATATCATAGGTTATGATCTGTTTGGTGGTGACACACAACTTCATATCGATGAAGACAACGGCAAAGGTGCAGGCAATATTGTTAAATGTCGTCGACAATTAGACAAACTCTGCAAAAGAAATCCGCATGTTACATATGAATTGAAGGAAGGATACACCACAGACACGTTAACTCCCAGCATAGCAGCTTGGGCGTATATCGATGGCGGGCATAGTTATGACACTGTTAAATGGGACCACCAACAGCTAAAAGATTGCGATGTAATTGTATTTGATGATACAGATCTCGAAGGAGTTAACAGGTATCTTTGGGAAATCAAAGATCAATATAAGTTATATGAATTATATTCTGATCCAGGCGGATCTAAGCAGGTGGCTATTATTAATAATACTAAAAACTATAATTTTGATACTGCTGAATTGTCTGTGTTCATAGGCAATAATCCGGAGACCTATCGTGGATATAGATAACCTGCTAACTACGCTGTCTGAAGAAGATTTAATCAAAATAGCAAAAAAAATAGGTCCGTATGTGATCGATGCTACTCTCCAAACACCAAGATTTTTAGGTGGCCGAGAAAGACTGATCTCTAGCAAAAAAGTTAAACTGCAAAATACATTTTTTAATTTAAACTCTGGTCAAGTTACTATCGGAGACGGCACTTTTTTTGGTAGTTATGTCTCTGTCCTAACAGGAACACATAATATAGATTTAAAAGGGGCAGCAAGAAAAAAAGCGCCAACTAAAGGAAGTGATATTGTAATTGGGCAAGGAGTATGGATATCAAGCCATGCAATAATCATAGGGCCTTGTACCATTGGTGATAATGCAGTAATTGCAGCCGGATCTGTGGTTACTCCAGGAGTATATGAAGCAGGATGTATGTATGCCGGTGTTCCTGCAAAATTAAAATACAAAATAGAATTCAAGGAAGGCCAATGAAATACCAGTTTGTAACATCGATGCATAAACCCTACTATGATCATATAGGACAAGTTATGATAGAATCTTGGCTAAAACATTGGAATAGACCAAATATGGAATTGGTTGTCTATGGTGAAGATTTTAATCCAGGGTTAACTGATTCTAGAATTAGTTGGAAAGACTGGGGAAAGCATTGCAAGGACAATCATACAAGATTTCTTGAAATCTCTGTAGGAAAAACTCCAGGGGGTGCTAGAACATTTGCTAAAAAGGGATTTGCTTTTTTAGATGCAATGAAGAACACCAAGGCCGACAGATTGATTTGGGTGGATGCTGATTTATTATTTCATAAAGAAATTGATTATAACAAATTCGATGACCTGTTGAGCAACAATAAATTAATTGGATTTTTTGATCAACTCTATAGTACATCTCCGAATTACACCCAAGAAGAATATGTTAATCTTGATATTAGAAAATCATTCGGAGCCGAAAGCGGATTTGTAGTTGTTAATCCGGCTCATGTTAACTATAATCAATATGTAAAGAATTATGAAACTCTTTATTCTGAGAGAGATCCGGCAATAACTCACTGGTATGATAGTGAAGTGGTTGTGTTGGCAGCTAGGCCTTTTTTGAAACAGGTGTTTGATCTTTCTAGTTTAAGAACATCGAATAAATCGCAAACACCGTTAAACAGATGTTGGCTATCTGAATATTTTAGCCATCAAAAGGCAAAATCTAAAACACAATATTCTATCAAACAGCTAAGAGAACTGTGCGGTCTAGTTTAATTTTACAAGGTAAATTTATCATATGAACATCGAAGACTGGATCACTGTGCCTGGGGATCGTGCATTTATATCTGCCTTATCAAAAGAACGAAAAGGAAGAGAAGATGATAACATCACAATAATTGACTATCAAAAAAATAAACTCGACACTGCCTTAAAATATGTTAAAAACTTTACTGGTGCAATCGATGCTGGTGCAAATTACGGTCTGATGAGTTATAATTTAAATGGCAAATTTTCTAAGATTCATGCATTTGAAGTAGATATCTCGGTTCGAGAATGTCTTAGAAAAAATGTAGAAAAATTTCAACTGGATAATGTAGTAGTATACGATTACGGCCTAAGTGACAAGGAAGAAACCGTAGCATTAATTTATAATAAACATTCATTCGGTACATCAATTAATAAAAATCAAAGTGGAGAATGTCCGTGTAATACTATAGATTCGTTTGATTTACAAGATATTGATTTTATAAAAATGGATTGTGAAGGGTATGAACCTTACATACTTCGAGGTGCTGAAAATACCATTAAAAAATTCAAACCTGTTATTTTAATGGAAGATAAAAATTTATCAAAACGATATTACGGTGAAGAAGGAAATTTAGCAGTTGAAATTTTGTTAGCTTGGGGTTATACCATGGAAGTGAGTTGGCCAAAAGACTGCGTTATGATTTGTAAAGGATGATATGGGAAATCTTAAACCAGGCGCAACCTACATTTATGAAAAAGCCGACGGCATAACTTATGCTAGAGAGTTCGGTGCATCACACAACGAACGATTTGAAATTGGAAGAGATTTAGCACTACTTCTAAAAGACGAACTAAGACTTTGGGAAGACATAGTTCGAGCAGGTCGGACTAATCAGGCCTTGCAAGCTGCTCTCGATCGTGTTAAAATACTATATCACTTGAGCAAAGATCATGGCTAAAAACAAACACGTAGACCTATTCAAAGATATCATACCCTGTGTTGACCAGGGAATTAAAGAACTTTGGGATGCTGCCACGGAAGAAGGCCGCAAAGAAATCAAAGGAGATCTATGGAATCTCAACAGATATATCAGCAGTGTAGCTACCACAGATAGAGAAATACAAGAACATTATCTACTCACAGTTAATCAATACTACAACAAAAACTGGGCCAATGTCAGCCAGCATCCTAAACTGCAATGGCTGACTCTGGCTTCATGCAGTCATGAAAGCAAGGCCAAACAGTTTCATGAGTGGATTGCATTAAAGAAAGAAAAGAATAAAAAAGAAGAATTCCTTGCAGACCTATTTCCAACAATGAAGAGGGCAGACCTTGCTACACTTGCAGTCATTACCACAGACAGAGAAATCAAAGACTACTGCCAAAATCTTGGCTGGGATAAAAAAGAAGTCAATGCAATTAAATTTTAAATGCGAACATTGCGAAAAGTTATTTGCCAAAGAAAAAACCTTGGTGGTGCATGTCTGCGAACAAAAACGTAGACATCTCAGCCGCAATGAAAAACATGTGTTAATGGGATTGTTGACATTCCAAAGATTCTATCAGCTCACGCAAAAAGCACAACAGCCCAAGACATTTGAAGAATTTGCTAGTTCTAGTTTCTACACAGCCTTTGTGAAATTTGGTAGTTTCTTGGTTAATACAGCACCCATCTATCCTGAACGATTTGTGGACTATGTGGTCAAGAGCGGAGTCAAACTGGATCATTGGTGCAGAGATGAATTGTATCAGAGCTATATTGCAGAGTTGATCAAAGTAGAACCTGCCGATGGCGCCATACAACGCAGTATCATGACCATGATGTCATGGGCGGAAT